TGTTTTCGAACAGATTGCAGATTCGATCACTGCACCCAGCGTTCTTGTCAATGTTTGGAGAAATGGTCTGCTCATCGATCCCCTCATGAGGGGTTTGAAGAAAGCCGGCTCTCTGCCACCTGCAATTGATCTCAACCTGTTGGAAGCATGTGTGAACGATGTTTCCCGCATGCTGACCGACAAGAGTGATCCTGACCACCAGCGCATTCTCACGAACCAAGAGGCTGTTGCCGGGATTGAGTTGGACGATTTTGCCCCTGGCATTACACGGACGACTTCTCCTGGCTTCCCTCTGGTTTATGAAGGCAAAGGTAGTGGCAAAGGCAAACAGAAATGGCTTGGCACTGATGAGTATCTTCTTCCCGATGAAATCGAAGCGGAGATGAATCTCATAGAGCTGAACGCTGCCAGAGCAATCCGAACACCCACCATCTGGACTGACACTCTCAAAGACGAACGTCGCCCCCACCAAAAGATCAAAGACGTCAAGACGAGAGTGTTTTCTGCTGGCCCGATGTGTTACACATTGGTTTTCCGTAAGTACTTTCTTGGCTTTGCTGCACATTGCGCAAAGAACCGCATTAACAACGAGATTGCGGTAGGCACGAATGTCTATTCAATGGATTGGCATCGTATCGCTGAGCGCATGCAAAGCAAGGGGAAGAAAGTGATTGCGGGAGACTTTTCCAATTTCGACGGAACTCTTGTCAGTGAACTCCTTTGGGCGATTCTTGACATCATCAATCAATTTTATGATGATGGTGACAAGAATGCGCTCATTCGTGAGGTTCTCTGGTGTGAGATTGTCAACTCTGTCCACGTGTTTGGAAATTCTGTTTACATTTGGACGCATTCTCAACCATCTGGATGCCCACTGACTGCGATCATCAACTCCATTTACAACTCGCTCTCGATGCGATATGTGTGGATGCTTGTTGTTCCTCAAGAACTGAAGAACATGCAGGCGTTCCGACGCAACGTCGCAATGATTGCCTATGGAGACGATAACATCGTGAACATCTCTGATCGCGTCATTGGAATCTTCAACCAAGTTACCATCGCTGCTGGGTATGCCAAATTCGGAATGACATACACTGACGAAGCCAAGAGTGGGGAGCTCATTCCATTTCGATCCTTAGAGGACGTTAGCTTTCTTAAGCGAACGTTTCTTCGTGACGAATCTGGAATGCATCGTGCCCCTCTCTC